TCCAGGATTATTCGTAAGTGAACCTATACGTAAAGGACACATTAGAAAATTCCGTAAAGGATTTAACACTACACACAAAACAAAAATTACTGCTTGTTCTAGATTAAAAAATATGATCGAAAAAGAAAAACTTAAAATAAACAGTAAACCACTAATCAGTGAATTAAAAAGTTTTATTGCTTCAGGATCATCATTTAAAGCAAAATCAGGAGCAACAGATGACCTAGTGAGTGCTACTTTGTTGATTATGCGTATAATCAGTGTGCTTAAAGACTGGGATCCAAAAATCTACACATCATTCAGCCAAGCAGATGAAGATACAGCAGATAAGGTAATGCCAATGCCTATATTTGTAAGCCACTAACAGATAAATACACTGTATGAACTTAAATGTTATAGCAAAAGACCTTTTTAACAAAATCAGGGGGCAATTTCCTCAGGTTACATTGGGCGATTCGGGTGGACAAGCAACTACTGAACCCACTGAAGCAAGGTTCTTTGACTTCGATTTCAAAGAGAGCGGAAACACCCTAGGAAAGGTAAGTATTAGTATTAGTGAGGAAGATGGGCTGGTTGTAATGCACAGCAAAGACTTTGTTGAACAGTCAGATGAGCCATTAAAACACGGTTGGTACAACTTTTTAAAAGAATTAAGAAGTTTTGCTAAAGCAAGAGTGCTTGGATTTGATACAAGAGATATCACAAAAAGCAATCTTGAAAAAAGAGACTATGATTTTTTAGGACAAGGTAAAGAGGTAGAAACAGTGAGCGAATCAAATTTATACGGAACAACAAAAACAAGTTTTCAAACAGTTGGTGAAGCAAGACTAGTAATCAAACACTCAGCACCTGTAAATCAAGCAGTAGCAGGCGGACGCACTCACAGAATAGAATCTCTTTTTATAGAAAGTAACGCAGGCGAAAGATTCAAATATCCAATCAAACATTTGAACGGTGCTAGAGCAATGGCCCGTCACGTATCAGAAGGTGGAAATCCATTTGATGACTTTGGTAAACACATTTCAGAAATGAGTGCAGAGTTAAATCAATTAAGAAAATTTAAAACATACATGAACAGATCAAATGTTATGGCAGAAGGCTTAAAACAATATCAATCTGTTGTGGATGAAAGAATAGAAGAAATTAAAACAAGTTGTTTAAAATTACAAAAACAAAACAACTATAAAGAATCGTTTGAAAGTTATAGTAAATCAGAATTAGCAGAAGTTCCAGAAGATGTTAAAAAATCTTGGATTGATGAATTAACTATTAAAACGTTTAACGAAGAATTACAAGATGTATTTCCTTACATCTACAAACTAGTTTCAGAAAGAACAGCAATAGAAGAATTAGGACCAACATCGTTTGAAGCACATGGATACCAAGGTGGCATTGAACCAAGAACTTTGAAGTATGATCTAGTTGGTGACTTTGATCCTGAAAATCCAATCAGTGATATGGAAATAGACAATGTTCAAAATTTATTATCAAAAGCAGGGATTTCAGCAGATGTACAATCTGATCCAGCAAACTTCCAAGGTGTAGTTGTACACACAGATACAAATCCAGAAGAAATAGAAAAAGTATTAGGCGGTATGATTGAAACTGTGGATAACTTTCATGAGTTTGAATCAGCAATGGACGATGTTGTAAGAGAAGATAACGGATTGTTTTCACAAGATGCAGAGGAACAAAATTTAGCACTAGAAAAATTAAACACACTAATGGCAAAACATTTTCCTGTAGGTGTTAATGGTACAAATGGTATTGAAAGTCTAGCAGGTATAATTGATGATCAAGAATTAAATGCTCAAATTGAAAAAGCGGCAAACGAAAATTCAGATGCTTGTATGCGTCCAATGATTTTAGATTATATTTCCCAAAAAGATCCTACATTAGTTTCAAAAATTGAAACAGGTGACATGAAACAAGATCCAGGAATAAACAAAAAAGAAGAAATTACATTTGAAGATATTAAACCATATGTGTCAATGTACAAAGGTGACGATGGCAAGATGGTGTATGATATTTTAGGCAAAGATGGAAAATCTGTAACAAAATTTAATAATGCCAAAGACGCAATGGAATATTTAAGAAAAAACTTCGACACATTAAAAAACAAAAAAGAAGGTGAAGAAGGTAAAGAAGGTTGTGGACCAGATTGTGCAGATCACGGTTGTGATTGTGAATATGGTAGAGCAGGCAAAGAAGCCAAAGATAAAGAATTAAGCAACAAAGAAGAAACTGTAGAAGATTTTGTTAAAAGTTTCTTTGACTACACATCAAATCAATTTCCTAAAGGTGAAACAGCAGTATTAACTTCAGTAGAAAAGAAGTTTGGCGACAGTGCTGTGGCAACTGCACAGGAAACAATTCAAAACTTAATGGCAAATAAAGATCCAGAAATTGCCAAAATTAAAAAATTAGCAGGCGTTCAGTAATTAAGTTTACCAAATCAGGTTGACTAAATAGTAATATTAGTATATATTTGACATTATGTTTGTCTTGTGCTATACTAATATTTTAAAGGCACATAATATAATAACAACAGGCAATAAAGGAGGCTTAAATTATGGCAACACTACAAGAGATCAGAGCAAAACTGAAAGAACAAGAATCTAAATCAGGAGGCTCTAATTCAAGAACAGGCGGAGACAACGCCATTTACCCATTTTGGAATCTAAAAGAAGGAGAGCAGGCAACTGTTCGTTTCTTGCCAGATGGCGATAAAGAAAACACTTTTTTCTGGAAAGAAAGGTTAATGATTAAATTACCTTTTGCAGGAATCAAAGGTGAAACAGATTCAAGACCAGTACAAGTACAAGTTCCATGTATGGAAATGTACGGCGAGTCTTGTAATATCTTATCCGAAGTAAGAGGATGGTTCAAAGATCCTAAATTAGAAGATTTAGGAAGAAAATATTGGAAGAAAAGAAGTTATATTTTCCAAGGTTTTGTAAAAGACGATCCGATCGGAGAAGAATCAACTCCAGAGAATCCAATTAGAAGATTCATAATTGGTCCACAAATATTCCAAATAATTAAAGGAGCATTAATGGATCCAGATATGGAAGACCTTCCAACTGATTCAACAAGCGGTGTTGATTTTAGAATCATCAAAACATCTAAAGGTGGATATGCTGATTACTCAACGTCAACATGGTCTAGAAAATCAAGACCTTTAACAGAAGACGAAAACAAAGCAATTGAAAACAACACTCTTTTCAATTTAAATGATTTTCTTCCAAAAAAACCTAGCGAAGTTGAAGTTAAGGTTATGAAAGAAATGTTTGAAGCATCTGTTGACGGCGAAGCATATGATCAAGATAAATTTGGTCAATACTTTAGACCTGCAGGCTTGTCATCAAGAACAGGTGACCCAGTAACTCCAAAAGCAGAAACTCCAGCACCAGCGGCTGAAGTGAAAGCACAACCAGTTGCTGAAACAACGCAAGAAGCACCAAAGCCAACTGCTGAATCAAGCGGAAAAGCAGAGGACATTTTAGCGATGATTAGAGCAAGACAACAAAAATAATAATAAGCATATTGTGGGGAGGCAACTCCCCACACAACTTAAAGGTAAAAAATTATGGTAAAGGCATTTGACGTTAGTAAATTTAGAAAGACTTTGACAAAATCCATCACAGGAATGAGTTCAGGGTTCAATGATCCAACAGATTGGATCTCTACAGGCAATTACGCACTTAACTATTTGGTGAGTGGTGATTTCCAAAAAGGTATTCCATTAGGAAAAGTAACTGTGTTTGCAGGAGAATCAGGAGCAGGTAAATCATATATCTGTGCAGGTAACATTGTAAAACACGCACAAGAGCAAGGCATATTTGTTGTATTAATTGATTCAGAAAATGCACTTGATGAAACTTGGTTAAAAGCATTAGACGTAGACACTGATGAAAAGAAACTATTAAAACTTAATATGAGCATGATTGATGACGTTGCTAAAACAGTGTCAACTTTTATGGATGACTACAGAGCAATGAATGAAGAAGACAGACCAAAAGTATTGTTTGTAATTGATTCATTAGGTATGTTGCTAACTCCAACTGATGTTGATCAGTTTCAGAAAGGTGATATGAAAGGTGACATGGGTAGAAAACCTAAGGCACTTACATCACTTGTACGTAACACTGTGAACATGATTGGTTCGCACAATGTAGGACTTGTATGTACTAACCACACATATGCATCGCAGGATATGTTTGATCCAGACGATAAGATATCGGGCGGACAAGGATTTATCTATGCATCATCTATTGTAGTAGCAATGAAGAAATTGAAACTGAAAGAAGATGAAGCAGGTAATAAGATTAGCGAAGTACGTGGTATTAGAGCAGGCTGTAAAGTTATGAAAACTAGATATGCTAAACCTTTTGAAGGTGTACAAGTTAAGATTCCATATGAAACTGGAATGAATCCTTACTCAGGACTTGTTGATCTTTTTGAAAAGAAAGGTATATTAGTTAAAGAAGGAAACAGACTTAAATATGTTGATTCTAAAGGAACAGAAACTAAAGAATATCGTAAAGTATGGGAAAGTGGTGGAGAACCATTAGACAATATTATGAAAGAGTTCAATAGTATTCCTGATTCTGTAGAAGAAAAAGAAACTGTTAACGTAGATGAGGAATAAATGATAGAAGGAAGTCAACTAGTTGAAATTTGGCAATTTTTTAGAGAGTACATGGATAGAAAACAACCTATCGAAGTAGTTGCTGAAAAATTTATAGACTTAATGGCAGACTATGGCGTTGGAGATGACGATTTTCAAGATGCCTTAGGCGCAGACGATGATCTAGATAAAGCAATCCAATACTATTTGGATGCTGAAAACGAGGAAGAGGATTATTAATGGCTGGATGGTATCAGAAAATAGCAAGAGATATTGGCGTTATTCCTGATGCCATTAGACATTATGAAGACGAATTAGTACAAGCAAAATCGGAAATTAGAATAAGAGGCAATGTTGAAAAAGCATCAGCAGATATGCCTGGTATTGTTGAACAAAGATTTAATCAATTACAAGAAATAGAAGCAATCTTACAATATATGAATATTGAATTACGTAGATTGCGTTCATCACATTTTAAAAAATATTTAGAAAATTACCAAAGAGCATTATCTAGTAGAGATGTAGAAAAATATGTAGACGGTGAATCTGATGTTGTTGATTATGAAAAAATAATTAACGAATTTGCACTGTTAAGAAACAAGTGG